GCCGATTGCGGCTATCGGGAGATTATGCCTATGTTCACCGTGGATAACATTCGGCGGCTAGTGAAGCGAGAACCATTTGCAGACTTCCAGGACCCAGACCTATGACCTTGATTCAGATTCGTGGCACCTCCGGCTCCGGCAAGTCAACCGCTATGCGCTCAGTCATGGGCTATCTGGATAATTGGATTAGCCACTATGAACCTGGCCGCAAGAAGCCTCTGTACTATCAACTCAAGTATCCTGTAAACACACTAGTGCTAGGTCACTATGAATCTCCCTGCGGAGGCTGCGACACGATTGGTTCGGCTCCCCAGGTGTTCAGTGTCTGCCGCTCCCTAGGGACAAAGTTCAAGCACGTCCTCTGTGAGGGGCTGTTACTCAGTGAAGACACTAAGCACATTCTGGCCTATCACCGGGAAGTCTCGGCAGATGTGAAAATCCTGTTCCTTGTGACTGGCCAGGCGGAGTGCCTAACCAATATCCAGAAGAGACGGGACATGAACGGGCAGACCAAACCGTTGGACCCAACCAACACCGTGAACCGAATCCAGGTCATCGAGCGAGCCAGAAGGAAACTCAGTCAGGCCGGCATCCACTGCCGCAGAGCAAGTTGTAGCCAAGCACCTCGAATTATCCAATCTTGGATAGGAGTATAAACATGGACCAGGAACAATCATGGTTGACTATCGAGCGAGTGGGAGAGGACGATCACACGGCCCATACGATGTATGAATACTTCATGCGGCCGGAGCCCAGAGAAAATCTAGGCCCAATCTATATCGAGCAGGATCAGCTGCTGGGCCGTCCGATCAAGGTGCGGGAGCTACTGGTTGGCATGACCCGCAACGCCAAGGACGAAAACAAGCAGACAGTCAAAGCCTACCTGGAGCCTTATCCTCACACGCGGATAGATAAGGCAAAACCACTACAGGGGTGGTACAAGAGCCTGTTTGAGCCTCCCGGCACTCGGCCACGGCCGTGCTTTACGGAGGCAGTGCTCACGGAGCCATACGGAGGGTGGTGCGCCGTAGGCTGTGCCTTCTGCTACGTGAACTCAGGATTCCGTGGCTACCGTCGCACCGGGTTGATTACCGTGCCAATTAACTACGGTGAGCAGATTCGAGAGCAGCTGAAGAAAATGCGGCGGGGTGCGGCCGTCTACTTCTCCTCCTTCACTGACCCATTCTTGCCACTAGAGAAACTCTATCACAACACTCAGCGGGCAGCGATGGAGTGCGTGCGGGTTGGACTGCCAATCTTCTTCCTCAGCCGTCTCCAGTATCCAGATTGGGCTCTCCGGTTGATGACCAAAAATCCGCACAGCTACGCGCAGAAGTCTATCAACACTCCAGACCCAGAGGACTGGCGTCATCTGTCACCGGGTGCATTACCACTAGAGGAGCACTTTGAGGATATCCGCAGGATACGCAAGGCCGGCATCTACGTCTCGATTCAGGTCAATCCCGTGATAGCGGGGGTCACGAGCAACCAGGAGATTGTTGAGCTGTTCCGCAAGCTAGCCGATGTCGGAGCCAACCACGTGATTGTGAAGTTTGTTGAGGCAGGCTATAGCTGGGCTCCGGCTATGGTGGAGCGGATGATCAAACGGTTTGGTGACCGTGGGCGCAGATTCGAGGAGCTATTCCAGGAGAACATCGGTGGCCAGAGGACTATCGTTGAGAGCTACCGGCTCAAGGCTCACCATCTGTTCCGTAAGAAGGCAACGGAGTTTGGATTGACCTATGCGACCTGCTATGAGTACAAGTATCGGCGTGACCCGGCCGGTAACATCCTCGATAAGACAGGGGTCAGTATCGGCCGGGAGTTCACTACGGCTCCCCAGTGCCACGGTCATCAAGTCCCAGTTTACACTAGGGATAGCGTAGATGCACTATTCCAGCCGGTTGACAGCTGTCCTCCCAGTGGATGTCTGTATTGTGCGAGTGAGAACCATGGAGAGCCACGCTGCGGAGACTCGCTGGCAGGAGAGGCCAACGCCGTCCGGTTTGTTGATTTGAAAGTCCCGGTTGGAGCCGGGCGGGCCAGGAATGAAAACAATCCCAATTATGAGGAGCGCAAGTGATGCCTAGAGTTATCATGTCGGCAGTGGAGTTTGGGAAGGAGCTAATTGCCACCAAGGACTTGGATCCAGTGTACGTGGTTTTGCACGCAGCCAAGCTACAGCGGAACCAGCTACGTGCCTGGCTGCTAGCATATTGGTGCTACTACCACGCGGGCACTGCGTCGCTGATTACGCACAACGGAGTGTTTGACCCAGGCTACTGGGGGGCCATGCGAGAGGCTGCGCAGGACAATAGTTTTCTGCGTGGCCGGGAGCGGAGGCACTTCCGTGGTCTGCTCTCTCGAAAATCGGTTGCCTGGTTGGAGCATCACTTTGAAGGTTGGGCAACCCAGCGGATTTGGTCTGACCTGGAAACAGCCGAGACGGCCAAGCAGGTGGTCAAACTCGTGACGGAATGGGTTGGTTTCGGCAACTGGATAGCCTTCAAGGTAGCGGATATGCTAGAGCGGTTAGAGCTCAACTCTAAGCTCAAATTTGAGGCTAGTGAATTAACACTCTACGATTCACCACGTCACGGAGCCAAGGACATTTGGGATATGGAATCGGCCCATTGGGGTGACAGCGGAGAAGTCTACATTGGCGGTGAACCCTGCGACGTTACAGGGTGGGGGGTTGAATTTCTACTCATGAATCTGGTTGGCCAGGTAGCTCCTCCCAGCGGCAACCGGCCGGTCAATATCCAGGAGGCTGAGACGGTGATGTGTAAGTATCATGCCTACCTGAACGGCAACTATCACATTGGTGAAGACATCCGAGCGTTGAAGCAGGCTCTGGACTGGGACACCAATCCAATCTCTGAGAGACTGCTGACCGCCGGAGCCTATGCCAATCTGTGGTAGTGTGAAACCATGTAGTGCAAAAACACTAATTCAGAAGGAGCAACGAGCCACATGCCTAAAATCGGTCAAGTCAATCTTGGACAAGTCAATCTTGGACAAGCCAATCCACTCAGCTCAGATGGAATGCTGAGCTACTGTACGCCCATCGAGGACTACACGAGTGAGTATGGACTATGGGTCAAACGGGAGGATTTGGCCTGTCCTCCACCTGGTCCTCCGTTCAGCAAGACACGCGGAGTGTTCGCCCATATCGTGAAAATCCCCAGCAAGGCAATTGGCGTCCTGGATACCTACCACAGCCAGGCCGGATGGGCCGTAGCGAGAGCCTGCCAAGTCCTGGGCAAGCGGTGCATAAACTTCTATCCAGAATTCAAGCAGGAGCCAGGCTACCGGGAGCCTCAGGAGCGAGCAGCGGAGCTAGGAGCCGAGCTAGTCGGATTACCGGCCGGCAGATCGGCCGTGCTCTATCACCGGGCAAAGGCAGAGTGTGCCGCTAGGCATGCCTATATGATGCCTAACGCACTCAAGCTGCATGAGTCGGTATCCGAGACAGCCGGTGAGGTAAGCACCTCTCCGTTTGCCTCCGATGCCGTAATCATCTCCGCCAGTAGTGGCACTATCGCTGCCGGAGTGATGCGAGGTTATGCCGCTGCGCCTGGTGGCCTAGGAGACACGCTGTTCATCGTCCACCTCGGCTACACACGCTCGCATGCCTGCGTGGCCAAATACCTGGAGGACATGGCCGGCAACTTCCCGCTGCGCGAACACCGCCGCAACCTCCTGATTGTAGATGAAAAGTACAGCTACCGGGATCAAGCTAGGCCTGGAGAGACGCCACCGTGGCCGTGCAATCCCTACTATGACCTGAAGGCATTCCGCTGGTGGCTCTCGGCCAGGACTCGCTACCGCAAACGGGAGACGGTTTTGTTTTGGAATGTTGGCTAGGAGCGACAGCGACTAGGGCAGCGACTAGGAGCGAGCCATGCGTCAACGAAAAAACCCAGGCCATCGTGACCTGGGTTCTCGCGGTATCGAGCGGAGCCGATTAGGCTTTGGCTGGAGCCTTCTTGGGAGCCTTCTTGGCTGGAGCCTTCTTGGCGGGAGCCGCAGCTGGAGCCTTCTCAACCGGAGCCTTCTTGGGCTTGCCGTTCTTGGCCGCCACAGCCGTGTTGTAATCCACCAGAGCCTTGCGACCGGCTGCGGTGATGCTGTAGCTGGATGGTCCTCCGTCCTCCTCCGGTGCGACCGCGTGAACGTGACCCAGGGTCACCAGGCTGGGCATCAACTTGGTGTCGTTGACCTTGCGCTTGGCGTCATCGGTGGAGCCGATGTAATCGGTCAACATGGCGTTGTCCACTTCGGCCTTGTCGGAGATTTGGGCCCGCGTCAGAGCCTTACCGGACTTGGAGAGAGCCTCCAGGACTCGCACTTGCGGCTTACGCAATCCCTTGTCCTGCTTGGCGGCTGCCTTGGGGGCTGCCTTCGGGGCTGCCTGCTTGGGGGCTGTCTTCGTGGCTGTCTTCGGAGCCTGCTTGGATGTCTTCGCTGCCATACAACTTTCCTTCTCGCTAGGAGTGTAATTTATGGAGTTTTTCGCGGCCTAGCTTTCCGGTTGGACTCCTTTGCTTCCCTTATAATACTAGCGGTAGATACAACCAGAGAGTAGTCCCATTCTGGCAAAATCTTCAATTTTCTGTAAAGTTCTTATAAGTTCCATAGGGTGAAGGAGATAGGAATGATTGCTTACATTGATATGGACGATGTTTTGGTAGATTTTACAGGAGGATTCCTGGAACTACTAGGATGGACTCCACAGCGGTATCTGAAGAGCGTCAAGAGAGAAGTCTGGCCGCTGTACGAAACAACCGGCCAAACGGCCGATGAATTCTGGGCCATGATTCGCTCCGGTGGCGAGCGGTTTTGGGAGACACTGCTACCCACGGAACACTGCTACCAGGTGATTACACTAGTCCAGCAATACTTTGACGAGTGGTACCTGCTGACTACTCCTGGTATCGGCCACGATGGATTCCGCTGCCTGGATAGCTACACCGGCAAGCTCAAGTGGATACGGAATCAGTTTGGAATTAAGTTCGACAACTACGTGCTCACGCCCCATAAGCACCTCGTGGCTCACAACTCGCTCTTGATTGACGATAATCCTGAGAACGTGACTAGCTTCCGACGCAACGGAGGTGCTGCTATTGTATTTCCACTAATACGGAATTTGTACGCCGACAAGGCCAATCAGCCGGTGTCCTATTTGAGAACCCAGCTGCGAGTCCTCTTGAACTAGTCCTGGACTAGTCCATTTACGCTAATGCCCCTCTACACTCTAGCAATTGGAGATGCTATGCTGACGTTCAGTTTCGCAAGTATTGATGCAGCCTTCTATACGCTCGTCAGGAAAATCCATGAAGGGAAAATCCCAACGGTTGAATCAGAGAGCCGAGTGGGACGGATCAAACGAGTGCCGGTGCCGGTCTGTATCGAGTTTTGCCGCCCAGAGCATCGAGTGCTGTTCAACGTAGCCAGGGATGCCAACCCATTCTTCCATTTGTTTGAGTCCATCTGGATGTTAGCCGGGAGGAATGACGTCAAGCCTCTGAACTACTTCAATAGTGCTTATGGAGATATCGTCAGCGACGATGGCGAGACGGCCAACGGTGCTTATGGCTATCGCTGGCGTCAGGCTCATCTCTGTGATCAGATCGCAATGATCATCCGTGAACTGAGGAGCAATCCCACTAGTCGCAGGTGCGTGCTCCAGATGTGGGATACGTGCTCGGACTTGAAGAAGATATCTGGTAGACACTACTCCAAGGACGTTTGTTGTAACACGCATATCTATTTTGCGATTCGAGACGGCCGGCTAGTGATGACTGTCTGCAACCGCTCGAATGATATGGTCTGGGGTATGCTGGGAGCCAACGTGGTCCACTTCTCGATTCTCCAGGAGCATATAGCGCATTCACTCTACATTCCATGCGGCAGCTATTTCCAGTTCACTAATGACCTCCACGTGTATACAGAGGCTGGCCGCTGGAAACCAGAGGAATGGCTGGCGGAGTTTCCCAACATGCGCTATCCGGCAACCTTCCCGGTGGGCAGTGACGCAGACTTATCAAGTTTGGAGTGTAACCAGTTCATCGACGAGAATTGGACAGGACTGGCTTACAAGTCCCGTCTGCTGGCGATGGTCGCCAAGCCTATGTTCGATGCGTTTGCTTTCCATAAGCAACGTGAATACACTAAGGCACTCGATAGGCTCAAGGATGTCCACGCGGAGGATTGGCGGCGTGCTGGTACGGAGTGGATCGAGCGGCGCAGACGGAAGTATGAGGAGTGAGCCGATGCATCCCGTGCTCACTAAGCATGACTTTGTAAGACGCTACAACGCGGGTGAGTTTGGAAACCATTCGCCAACCTGGACTACGCTGCGGGACTTCCTGCGTGCCGGCTATCGAGGACTTGTTCATGTGCGCTCAAAGGTTGCCGGTGCCCCGACATTCTACGATGTCCAGGACTGTGATGTGCCGCGAGTCTGGAACAATGCCCACTGGGACTATCCCGGCCAATGGTACCTGTCAGCTATGTGCCCTACGGAGCGAACTACCATCCAGGGTGAAGTCTCACTCCTGGCAGCTGGTCTGACGCTCAGATACTCAACAGTTGTAGCTCCTATGCGGGAGGCTTTAGCCAAAAACCAACATCACGTCCAGGGTATAATAGCAAATGGCCTTCTGCGAAAATATCTTTGCCCAACGAGCTATGACTGGATGATGTACCTGCTGAGTGCGTATCCAGATCATGTCGTTGAGTTCACGGCTCTGTCTACCAACTGGGGTACGGTGCCGGGTGTGAATACCCTAATCTGGGAGGTTAGGGCATACTGACTAGTTAGCCAGGGATTATGTAGGGATTATGTAGGGATTGTATTGGACTGTAAGGAGACTGTGTATGCCTAAAATCGGGCAGTCGGTGAATCGTGTCAGAAAACCAGAGCCGCAACAGAACCAATCAGACCAGGTACCAGCCCATCTCAGACCCTACATAGCCCATGGGTTGAATTTACAATACCGGCCAGGTGACGCTGAAGCGGTCTGCGAGTGCCCATTCTGCGGCCGTGAGCAGAAATTCAGCGTTAACATATCTACAGGACAGTGGCAGTGTTTCGTTTGTGGAAGCGGAACTACAAAGGGAGGCGGCAATATCTATACGTTCATCCGGCTCCTGCATAGCGAGAGCGAGACGGCCACCAAGGACTACGCGGAGTTGACGGGTGAACGCTGCCTGGAGTATAGCGACACGCTGGTCCATTGGGGTATCTGTAAGTCAACCCTGAGCGGCAACTGGATGGTACCAGCCTATGACCTGGATGCTAAGGGCAACCGGGTGATTAAGCAGCTGTACCAATACGTTCAGAATAGCGAGCGGAGATATTTGCTGCCCACGCCGGAGCTAGGCCACGGATTGTTCGGCGTGAACCTGTACGACAACTCAAAGCCAATCGTGTACCTCTGCGAGGGGCCATGGGATGCCTTACGGCTCTGGGAAGTCCTGCGCACTACGAAAATTACCAACCAGGTGCTCGTGCCGACAGCTAGTGCAGATGCGTCTCTGTATGCTGATGCTAATATCCTCGCAGTTCCAGCCTGTAAAGTGTTCTTTGATAACTGGATTCGCTGGTTTCGGGACAAACAGGTGTATTTGTGCTACGACAACGACTATCCCAAGCAACATCCGACTAGGAACCAGATGACTCCACCGGCTGGTTTCGTGAACATGAAGCGGATTAGTGGATTCCTGTCGCGGATTGCCGATGTGTACTACCTGAATTGGGGGCAGGACGGCTATGACCCAGAACTTCCAGATGGATTCGATATCAGGGATGCTTTGTCTACTAATTACACTGCTCTTGGCTCCGATACTCTCCAGTGCCTTCATTCTGTGCTGGACCGCATTCATTCAGTTCCTGAAGAATGGAAAACAGTAGTGGACGTGAGCCCAAACGGGGAGAGCATCGAGCCCAAGCCTTGCTCCAGTTACGATGAGCTGATTGATGCCTGGGGGAGAGCAATGAAGTGGACGGGAGGACTCGATCACGGTCTGACGGTCATGCTAGCCTGCGTGGCGAGTACAATGTCGATTGGTGATCAACTCTGGGCCAGGATCATTGGACCGGCGGCTAGCGGGAAGACAACACTTTGCGAGGCAGTTAGCACAAACAAGAAGTACACGGTGGCCAAGAGCACGGTGCGAGGTTTTCATAGCGGCTACAAGATAGATGAGAGCGGTGCCGACCATAGCCTGGTTTCGATACTAGGTGGGAAAACACTAATCACCAAGGACGGTGATACGCTGCTTCAGGCTCCGAACCTAGCCCAGATACTCTCGGAGGCCAGAGACATCTATGACGGGACTAGCCGCACGCACTACCGCAACAGCGTCAGCCGTGAATACGATAACATCCGCATGACCTGGATTTTATGCGGGACCAACTCACTGCGACAACTCGATACCTCCGAGCTAGGCGAACGGTTCATTGACTGCGTGGTCATGGACAAGATTGACCTCAATCTGGAGGATGAGATATGCTGGCTCGTGGCCGATCAAGCGGACAGAGGACTAGGCTATGAGGCGGGAGGCGATAGCGGCCGCAGTCAGCACTCACCGGAGCGCATTGAGGCTTATGCTCTCACCGGAGGGTACGTGGGCTGGCTACGGGAGCACGCTGCCAGCGTATTGCCCACTATTGCGTTTCCCGATGAGCATAAGCGGTATTGCGTCCACCTCGGCAAGTTTGTGGCCTATATGCGTGCTCGGCCATCCGCACGGCAAGCCGAAATGGCGGAGCGTGAATTGGCTAGTCGGCTAGTCGCTCAACATGTCCGGCTAGCCAAGTGCCTGGCGTTTGTCTGCAACCGGGAGGCGGTGGATGCGGAGATTATGAGCCGAGTGCGGCAAGTCTCGCTGGATACGGCACGTGGACAGACGTTGGATATAGTGCGGGTGTTGTATCGGGATGGTGAGCAAGGCCGTGGATTGAGGTCCATAGCGATTATCTGTAACAAGTCTGAAGATAGCCAATATGGACTAATGCGCTTTCTGATGGCGATTGACGTAATTCAACCACTTGGAACTTCCTACAATATGTCCTCAATCAAATGGCGATTGGCAGAACATATGCGTCAATTGTTCCAGGAGGTAATGGGGGAGGATGCATATGCTTAATGTAAATACACTAGACGTCAAGAGTGCCACTGACCTGGTAACTACGTTTGTTGACCCGCAGTTGGATGTGCCCCACCAAGCCCAGTTTGAGCTGCTCCGGCTGGATGCACTAGACTTCCTGAGAGTCTACTTCACTCAGGCTACCAGAGCCATTGAGGCCGACATGGAGCGAGCCCAACAAGAGTCCCTAGCAAATGCTGAAGCGGTTAGGGCAAAGACACGTACCATGCGTGACCCAAGATAAGTCAAATAAGTCCAGGTGTCGCTGGGCTGAGCCGGACAAGGTGCTGGCTGCATGAAGCCAGTTAAATGTGGTAGACCAACAGCCTTGTCCCATCTTACTTGCCCCAGGAAGTGTTGTCGGCTAGGATAAGTATGTGGCTGTATTCTGTAAATATGATTCTGGAGATTTACAATGCCCAAGATAGGCACAACTCCACTAGTCAAGTACAAGCCAGATGTCCAGGCCCAGTTGGATGACCGCGAGAGACGGTTTGTCCATGAATATTGTAAGGATTATGATGGGATTCGGGCATTGAAAGTGGCTGGATTTACTGGCAGCCTTGGAGCCCACTTCGCACGTCTGATGAAGAAGGTAGTCATCCAGAAGGCAATTGGGGCTCATCAGTACAAACAACTCTCCCAGTGCGACTACGATGCTGAACGATTGCGGCAGGAGATTGGCTATGCCGCGTTCAGAGATATTATCCAGTTGGTCGATGAGGAGGGAGTGTTCATCACGGATGACTTGCGTCAGATACCGGAACCAATGCGGCGTTGTATCAACCATATCGAGATACGGCAGGTGTTCGGCCGTGAGGGGGAGATAGTCGGACAGCAGTTCAAAATTAAGCTAGTGGATAAACTCCTCGCCATGCAACTCTACGGCAAGATGATCGGAGCGATTGACCACGAGTATCAATCCATGTTTCACGTAGGTGGGCCGTCGAACCCGATTGACTGGAACTACCTCTATCTAGAGGACGGGCAGGCCGACACGCTCGCTCTGATCGAGAAGGAGATTGCCGACATCGTGGTGCCGGCCAAGAATGTTCAGGTTTCGGAGGCTGGCGATAATGGGCAGGCTAAGGCTAGCAAGAACGGCAAACCCGGCTAAAAACCCCTAGCTATTTAGGGGGTTTGGGCCTATTGCTATAGAACACCGGCCACTAAAACATGGGGTGCTAGAATTTTCGTTGCAGATTGAGGACTAGGGTATATCGAGGAGGATGCTATGTCTAATAAAGGATTCGACCGCAAAGTTGAGGAGGGTATGCGAGGAGCCGACCAGCACGCGCAACTGGCGCAGGCCGTCTCGATGCAGGAGCAACTTCAGGCTAAGCAGATGATGGGGATGCGGGAGATTGAGCTGATACGGATTCACGGCAGCCTCCTGAATACGGCTCTGAAGGAAGCTATAGCAGACTACTCGAACAACGAGTTGTCTCTCTACGCTGACGGAGCAGCCGAGAAGATATCGAGGTTGGCCGTGAATCTCGCAGATACTATGATGATCGCGGCTGGTTTCTACCGGAGACAAGAAAACCGGGAGGAACCACTGTTGGGATAGTCCAGAACCCCTAGGCCACTCGGAGAACCTTGGAGAACTACTACTTGTATATATATATATATATATATATACAGTAGAGTGTCCCACCCCACTACACGTGTTACGTGTAGTATAATCGGGACTTGACTGCGAGTCAAGGGGTGTTAGTTTCTTTGTGTGTTCTTTGTTCCCGCAGGAGCTAGCCGTGCCGCTCATCGGTCGCAAGTCCCACTACTTTGCAAACCTAGAGCTATACGTACCGGGCATCCCGGTGCCGCAGCCTAGGAGTAAAGCAACGCTCCGAGCGGGACACGTAGTAGTTTACAACCCTAATTCACGTGTCACCGCTTCTGGGGAGCGAGTCTCAAACGGCACGGCCGAATATAAGGCACTCATCCGGCAGATCGCAGCCGCAGCCTACCAAGGTGCTCCGGTAGCCAAGAAAATTCCTGTACGTTGCTCGATTGAGTGGGTGTTTCCTCGATTGGCGGAGATGAACTCACGCAGACATTCTCCAGGACGTATCCGGCATCCGGTGAAACCTGACAGGGACAACCTCGATAAGATGGTTCTGGACGCACTCACCGGAATCCTCTGGATCAACGATGCATGTGTCTGTAGTGGCTGCCTTGATAAATACTACGCAGCTGTTGATGAACAGCCGCATACGTTGATTAGGGCATTTGTGCTGTAGGTGTCTCGATTACTTCCAGAAATGTACGGCAGGAGGAGCTATGGATGGATTTTATGACTTGACTCAACTCGTGGAACTGACCAACCGGCCTGACCCAGACGCGATGATCCTCAAGCTACGTCTCGATAACCCAATGGAGTATACCAACAAGGCTCCGGCCACACTGATTAGCTATACGCACCACTGCCGCTCAGCCGCTCGCAGACTGGTCAACTCGCTCCAAGTCTCAATCTTTGACCCAGCTGCAAATGAACTACTCCAACTCATCGAGTGCGTGGAACAAGGACCACATCCACAACGCTCGATACTCCATCAAGGAACTACCCAACGTGTCGCTATCCGGCCACTGGACTTTGAGATTACAGACGCAGATCAGATGATCGTCAACTGGGCTGCTCGCTGGCTAGGCTCCTACTCCCACGGGATTATTTTCAGAAGGCCGGACGGTGGAATGGCGAAGTGCTTGGGACCAACACCACGTGGAGCAGTGGTTGCCTGTTGTCTCCACTGCGACTACGAAAAACTGATTGTAGCTATTCTGGTAATGAACAAGGTGCTTGAGATTGGGATGGACGGGATAGCTGTCCTCCCACCCCGGGAGGAAACACACTAGTGGCATCTGAACACGTGGCACGCATCCTGGATATGAAGGCTAGTGGGCATTCCATCGCTCGCATTGCGCAGATACTGAACTTGCCGGAATGGAAAGTCACTAACAAGCTCAAGGAGGGGCATGGGATGAACGCGGGCATTGACTATCCCGATCACGACAGGCCTCCCAAGAAGTGCCCTGGCTGCGGCTATCTAGTGTATATGCCCTGTCTAATCTGTACGCTACGGAACCACCAAGAGCGCAGGAGGATCAAAGCATGAGTTTGGTAATCGGAGGTGTTGATACAGGACTGCTCTACGGTGACCATATCTGGACAGAAGATGACCACCAATACCTTTGGTGCCGGCCTTGCGTCTGTATGCGTAGGACGTTTGCCGTTGTCTCCGAGAATGGGATATTGGTCATGTGCGAACACTGCCGCAATCTTATTCAGAAAATGGGCCTGGAAGTGCTCAACAAGTGCCAAGTCACTTCCAGTGCCAGGAGCCGTAATGGAGTTTGAATCCCGGCTGGCTGGTTTCCGTAGTAGGCCATTTGCACTAAAGCAGCTGCTCTGGCCCAACGTGCGCTTCTTCAACAAGCAGGTGGAGGTCATCGAGTCAGTCCGTGACAACGTGGAAACCTACGTGCCGGCCGGGAATATGCTGGGCAAGGACTTTGTGACCGGCTTCATCGTCCTCTGGACATTCTTGTCCTGGCGCAACGTGAAAATCGTCACCACCTCCGCGACCGATTTACAGCTAGACGTGCTCTGGGGTGAGATTGACTGGTTTATACGCCAGAGTGTTTATCCACTACTCCATCCACGTGGCCCACTCGTGTATAACAACCGGGAGCTACGCAAGGTGATTGATGGCGTGGTCAATGAGGATATCTACGCTTGTTCCAGAGTTGTAACGAGTGGGAAGAAGGGTGAGGGATTATCAGGACATCACCAAGAGCACACGCTGTTCGTTGGGGATGAAGCCTCTGGCCTACCGGATGTTGCCTATGAGATGGCTCAAGGCTGGGCCAAACGCTTCCTGTTCATCGGCAATCCCAATCCCTGTAACAACTTCTTCAAGAAGGGAGTGGAGGCAGGCGACTTAATTGCCTCCTAGTGTATTTATGCCTAGTATAGTTCCAATCCCTGACTTGCCGCGAATGATCGGCAACCTCGATGGCGACAAGTCTATTGAAATCCAGGATTGTAGTGGCAACCGGCACTGTATCAACGTGCGCTGTATCTTCGGGATCAGTGAGGACCAGGAACACACGCCCCAGGGCAATCCCTCCGATATCCACTGCGTGCTTGGTAGAATTCCAACTCCCTATGTGTACCATACCCTGCGGGAGTTCATTTACCCTATTGTCCAGGACAATGATGAAGTTCTTCCGTAGAGTAATTCGCATTCGAGCAGAGGACTCTCCCAACGTGCGCTACGGTTTGGCGCAGGAGGCAGCTGGGCTCAAACCCACTAACAGGCGGATATTGCCAGGTGTCTTGTCCTTTGAGGAGTACAAGCACCGTAAGGCGACTTGGGACTTGGTTCGCCAGTGCGTTGGATTGGACGGTGAATTTTACGCTGGCGTTACCAACCTGATGTTCCCACCGGAGTTTTTGAACGCTGCCGAACATGCTGGGGATTTACTTCAGAACCTGCGGCGTGGAACAGAGCGGTTCATCGGAGTAGACACTGCGGAGGGTGGAGACGATACGTGCTGGACAATTATTGACCGCAAGGGAATGCTGTTTGCCCAGTGGGAGAAAACACCCAACACGGCTGTAATCCCCAATAAGACAATTGCACTAATGGAGGAGTGGAAGGTGCCGGCCGACAACGTCATGTTCGATCAGGGCGGTGGCGGGCAGGAGCATGCCGATCAGCTGCGTGAGCGTGGTCACTGGGTGCGTACCGTCTCGTTTGGCGAAGCAGCCGGAGCGGAGCCAATCCCCTATCGAGTTGACTGGGACAACAAGCAGGCACGTGGAGAGCGGACAGCTGTCTACAAAAACCGCAGAGCCGAGATGTACCACATGATCCGGCTGGTTATTACACCACGTGACGAGGAGCCGGATGCCCTAGTTTTTGGGATTCCGGCTAAGTACATTGAGCTGCGGAGACAGTTGGCTCCAATTCCGCTAGACTACGATCAAGAAGGCAAGATCACACTACCGCCCAAGCGCAAACGAGATGCCAGTGACACTCGGCTGACGCTGTTTGATATTCTTGGCAGGAGCCCAGACCAGGCAGATGCACTAGCGTGTGCCGTCTATTGTATGATGACAACCAGTGCTGTATCCTATGCTCCACTGTTCTAGAGGGAATACCCTATGCCAGCTATTGGAACAACTAGTGCGACGATGGGAACCAACGGCCAGCCGCAAGTCACGGTTGAGCAACAACTGGATCAGCAGTTCCTGAAGGTAATGAATGACGTCAATGAGCTCTGGATGAGCCGTCAGGAGTTTGTAAATCGGTTCATGGACCCACGCCGCAACATCGACAGGGAGTGCGGCTATCCTCACCTTAGTGAGTATACACCTAGACGTTATCGAGACATCTACAACCGTGATCCGATCGCATGCCGTGTGGTTGAAATAATGCCCACGGAATGTTGGAAAATTCAACCATCTATCGCAGAGACATCCGATGAAGACAACGCCACCAAGACACCATTTGAGGAGGCATGGGATAACCTACCCAAGCAGATTTGCGGAGGCAGCTGGTACAAAGGGGATAACGGGAATCCCGTTTGGGAGATTTTGGAGCGCATCGACGTGCTGAGTGGGATTGCCTCCTATGGAGTTTTGTTCCTGGGACTGGATGACGGCCAGAACGATTTGAGCCAGCCAGTAGCAGATTTCAGCGATGATCCTCCCGGTCAGGCAGCTAGGCAGCTGCTCTTCATTCGAGCGTTTGATCAGACCACTGCCTACATCACCCAGCTGGACCAGGACGAAAACAGCGCACGTTTTGGACTCCCACTCCAGTACAAGTTGTACTTCGGTAATCCGGTCAACATGGGCGTCCAAGGCACTACGCCGCAGACGGCTCTCATCGAGAACCTTGGCCGGGATGTCCACTGGACACGAGTAGTGCATATTGTAGATGGACTCGACACGTCAGAGGTCATCGGGATACCTCGCATGCAGCAGGTGATTGACCGGCTCATGGACCTCCAAAAACTGTACGGTGGTTCCGCTGAGATGTATTGGAAGGGAGCATTTCCTGGGCTCTCATTCGAGACGCAGCCCACAGCGGCAATTCCCAAACTCTCGGCCACTGACCTGGCGGCCTACAAGAAGCAGATCGAGTCCTATGAAAACCGGCTCCAGCGATATCTCCAGACAGTCGGTTTCACCGTCAAGTCTCTGGCTCCCCAAGTGGTTGATCCGACACCCCAGATTACCTCTGCGCTAAATGCCATCTGTATCAAGCTAGGAGTGCCGCTCAGAATTTTCATGGGCTCCGAGATGGCCCAACTAGCAAGTGCGCAGGACAAGGAGAACTTTGCCGGCCGTGTGCGTGAGCGCAGGATGAATTACCTCATCCCCAAAGTGGTTGTCAAGTTCATTGATCATTTGATCAAGCTCAGAGTCCTCCCGGTGCCTGAGCAGTTCCTGGTCACTTGGGAGAATGAAGACACAACAACTCCGCTTGATCAGTCCAACATTCTCCTCCACAGAGCCCAAGCCTTGGCCCAGTATGTTACGGGCAATTGCGAGTCAGTCATGGCTCCTGCTGACTTCCTCATCCGTGAGATGGGCTATGACGAGGAGGACGTGGAGGAGATGTTGGAAAATGCGATGGAGGCAGTGGAGGAAAACCAGGAGCGTCAATTGGAGTACCAACAGCAACAAGGCGAGATATTGGGGGGTCTTGGCGGTGGAGAATCGGCGGGTGAGGGTCAAGGTCAAGGTGAAGGAGAGGGTGAAGGCAGTGTGGAGGGTCAAGGCAGTGGGGAGGGTGAAAACACTAGTGAGGAAGAAGGCCAACAGAAGGGCATGGTTGCGGCGGAACAGGCCGGAGTCCTCAACCTCGATGCCGATGATGAGGATGTAATCATCGACAATGCTTGGAGCGATGAAGCTAGGGCAGCTGCACTAGAAGTCCGGCAACGCTCCAAAGGCACTGTCCAGATGCGCAAGGATGGTGGCGTGAAGCTCACTGCTCCCAAGAGTACTGAAGCAGCTAAGGCAATGATTGGGACAATGAGGGACTTGTTCGACAAGTCTGCGGCTGGAGTTGAATCTACTAAGGACTTGGGAGAAAATCATCCAGATAAAGTCCGTGCTCAACTGCTCCATCTCCACATGGCGAATCAATTCGAGCGAGCGGGCAAAATGAGTCTTGGCTATTACCATCAACTAGGGCATTAACACTAGGAGGAAAAAATGGACCGATTGTTCTACATTTTGTTAGGTATCTTCCTGCTACTCTACGGAGTGGTCCACGTGACTAATCTCCAGATGGTCTGGACCGAACCACTCTGTTCTATCGCGGCACTCGTGGCCGGTGTGATTTGTCTCCTGCAAGTGTTCTATCGGACATGAACGCAACCAAGCGCAGAAAACTCAACCCGCTACGTGCTGACCCAACTCAAACGGCCACGCTGCGTCGGCAGTTCTCCCATGCTGTCTTGAGACGGTTCAAACGTCTCGCAGCGGCTGTCTATCAGCACGTAGCGGTTGAGGATTCATTCGGCCTACTGCGCAAGAACCAACTGACGTTCAATAGTGGACTAGTGCAAAACACCCGCTACCAGTTCCTGACCTCCGATCAGCAGCTCAAAGCATTCTTGACTTGGTTCATGGATCAAGCTCAGCAGGATACTGCGAGTGAGCACGATGCCTATTGGGAGAAGTACATCCAGGACGGATTCAAGAAGGGTGCTTTGCGCTCCTACAACGATGTGCGCAAACGGGACAAGACGTTGAAGGATCAGAAAATGCCGGGATTTGTTGAAGGCTCTCGGCTAGAGTTTTTACGCTCCTCCTTTGCTCAGCCGGAGACGGTTGCCAAAGTCAAGCTATTGGCTGGGAGGGTGTTTACAGAGCTCAAGGGAGTCAACCAGTCGATGGCCACGCAGATGAGCCGTATCCTCAGCGATGGACTAGTCCAGGGCAAAAATCCTCGGGTCATCGGCCGGGAGATGGCCAGCGAGATTGACGGGATCAGCCGCTATCGTGGCGTGATGATAGCTCGCACAGAACTAATCAGGGCGCACGCGGAGGGACAGCTAGATGCCCTAGAGCAGCTAGGAGCCACGCAAGTAGGTGTCCAGGTAGAGTGGGCCACGGCCGGAGATGATCTTGTCTGTCCTGAATGCGAGGAGATGGAAGGTCAGATTTTCGATATCGACGACGCACACGGTTTGATTCCGCTCCATCCCAACTGTCGCTGTGCTTTTATTCCGGCCAACGTAGGTGAGGAGCAAAAATGAAAGTGCGTCTCAATGGCCAGCCATTCTCGCCTACAGAGCAGCGCATTTTTGACGTGCTCTCGGATGGGCTCATGCACTCCCAGTCGGAACTAGTCCAGGCCATTGATGAACTGGCTAGCAGGAAAACACTAACAGTCCACCTAGTCTCGATACGGGACAAACTGGAGCGCAAAGGCACTACCGTGGTGGCGATGAGCCGTGGGACGGCTCCTTGTATGTACCGCTGGGTGCGTTTGATTTCAATGGACTAGTCCTTTAGTTCATGGGCTAAATTCAGTAGCGGAACAGTCTTGCCGTGCTCTATAACCGGAGCATGGAGCACTTGATTGGCAATGCCATCGGGAAATATCGCCAGGCCACGGTCGCTGGCCGCCAGTACATCGTCGCACCGATGACGCTCATGGTGCCTGGAGTGCTCAACGGCTCTCGTGGGCCACTCTTGTATTCTCTCAGTATGCTCCAGAAACACTCCGGTGCCTGGAACAAAATCCCGATTGTCGTCAACCATCCGATGAAGGATGGGAAGTACATTTCAGCTCAGGAGCCGGGAGTGCTGGACTCCCAGGGGATTGGGTTTGTCAAGAATGAGGTGATCAACGGGAAAGTCTCGGCTGAAGGCTGGTTTGACAAGCAGAAAGTTCAGTCAGTTGACAAGCGCATATTCGATTGGCTCCAGGAGAATAAGAAGTTTGAACTGTCTACTGGATTAGACGTATCCCTCAAGCAGGCTCCGATTGGCTCTGTCTTCAACGACAACGGCCGTGAGGTAGTGTATTCCCACGAGGTGGTCGCCTACCATCCCGATCATCTAGCGATTCTGCCGGATGGGATTGGTGCTTGCTCCGTGAAGGCTGGCTGTGGAGTCTTCAATAAGGGTAAAAACACTACTGATGCTCTGGACTATATAATCAATGGCGGTCCAGGCAGCGGTCGGCACAAGGCAGGTGGAGGAGACAAAATCACTCACGGTGTATTCCCTCATAGCGAAGGTGGCAAACCTACCGGCCGTGGTTTTGTCTCCCGGCCGATGACCAACGGTGTAGTCCAGGACACTCACAACTATGGGGGAGTCAAGCCGGTCAGGGAGTTCAAAATGGCCTCTGCCGCAGCGAACCACGCCGAGAAGTTGACCTTTGGCGGCGTACACAACGAGGGTGAAGACACTAGGGACCCAATCGAGTACATCGTCCACGGTGGACCGGGTAGCGGCCGGCACGCTGGAGGAGGGTCAGGATTCGAGAAGCACGG